ACAGAAGTAAAGATTGATTTTTTAGTAAAGGAAATAAGGGAACTAAGGCATGAAACTAAAACACTTAGAGCAGAAATAAACAAGGGAAAGGGTGCTATATGGATTCTATTAGTCATATCAGCAATAATATCAAGCGGTTATAATTATTTTAAATAGCCATTTTGAAATCAGATAAACAATCAATCTCTGATAGACAAAAGAAAACTTCAATTAAAGGTACTGTAGGCGAATATGAAGCTATTGCTAATCTAACTAGGCAAGGTTATTTTGTAGCAAAAGCAGTAGATCCTGCCTGTCCATTTGACATTGTAATTGTAGATAGAAATGGTAAAATACAATTGTTAGACATAAAAACAAATACCTTTAGAAAACATAAAAAAGGCAAAAGTCTTAAAGATAAACCTAAAGGTTCTTATAGAATTTCAAGAAGTCCTACAAAACTACAAAAAAAGTTAGGCATTAAATTAATGATGGTAGATTATGAGAGATAATAAAATATTAATTAATTTTCAAAAGAAACTTGAGAAGAAATATAAAGAGATGGAGTTGTTTAAGAATTTAAAAAAAGAAGTTAATACTGGTGCGAATGGAACGCAAGATTATATAATAAAACAAGGAATTAATAAAGGCAAAAAGGTAAGTAAATGAACATAGCAGATTTATTTAAAAAGAATTTTATATTTATACCAGTAGTAGCTTCAATTGTAGTTGGGGGTTTTACTTCAGTAAAGTATGTACTTAATTTAACTCAAACAATTAATGGTAATAAAACAGCCATCACAAAAATATTAGCTGTTGAAGTAAATGATCTTAGGAGAGATTTAAAGATAGAACAAGACAAAGTAGCAGATTTAAAAATTAGATTATCTTCTGCTGAAGCTACTTGGCAAATGGCAGAAAATTTATATAGAACTCTTGCAGACCAAGTAAGAGAACATAGCTATGACATTAAGGATTTAAACAGGTAATGTATGGAGGTTCTCAGGATGAATTATTATTTTACAGGATTACTTGTTTTAGCTTTTACAATACTAGCTTTTTTTGTAGAACCAGCTTATCCTAAAAACGAATATCTTAATGAGTATGGTGCAAGATGTGGTGATATGGAAATAACTACAGAAAGAAGGGATACTGATTATAATTACTCAGACAATAGTACAAACGAACAACAATATTTAAGATTTTCTTACAGAAAATATTTAGGTACTGATTGTAAAACTATGAAAGAAAATGTAAAAATTAAACAACAATTAGAGTTAATGAAAATGTGTGGTAGAGTTAATAACAATCCTAGTCTTGCACATAATGAAAACTTTAGATTGTTAGTATCAAAATGTAGAGGTATTACTCCAACTAGAGATACTAGTAGACCAGAAAATTCTAAAAGTTCTTGGGATGAACTAAAGGATGATTATAAAAAAGAAAATCCTAATATTACTTTAATGGGTGATAAATTTATAGAACCTAAGAAAAAACTTAAAATACCTAAGTATCTAACTGATGATAATATGGTGTTACCTTTACCAAAGCCAACTAATGAAACAGAATAATTATAAATTTTTATTACCACTTGTTGCAACTATTTTAATGGGATTATCTACATGGGTTTTAATTCAAGTTGTGGAACTAAGAACAACACAATCAATGGTCATGCAAGAGCTTCTTAATATAGATAAACAGATGGGTAGAATCTATGCTCATATGGATAGATTAATGAGTAAATAATGGACAAATACATATATAATTTCTTTGGTTTTTTAGATGATATTCTTGCAAAAATAGATAAAGTATTTAGTGTTAAAAAAACTAAAAGAACTAAAAAAGTTTGTAAAAAATGTAACTGTAAATGTCATTGTAAGGATGATCTACACTTACATGAAGATCAAGATTTATGCACTTGCGACAACTGTAAATGTAAATAATTATGCAACTATCAAAACACTTTAAGTTAGAAGAATTTACTAAGTCTATGACAGCTACTAGAAAAGGTATTAAGAATATGCCTGGAGCTGGTGAAATTAAAAACTTAGAAAATATATGTTACGAAATTCTTGAACCATTGAGAGCTAAGTTTGAATTACCTATTACTATTACATCTGGTTATCGGAGTCCTCAACTTTCAGAAGCTATTGGCAGCAAAACTACATCACAGCATTGTCAGGGTATGGCAACAGACCTAGAAATTGCTGGAATACCAAATATCCAAATAGCTTATTGGTTAAAAAATAATGTAGATTTTGACCAATTAATTCTTGAATATTTTGATCCAAAAAATCCATCAGGTGGATGGGTTCATATTTCTTATAATGAAAAAGGAACTAACAGAAAACAAGTATTAACATTTGATGGTAGTAAATATGATAATGATTTACCTGACATGGAATGGAAAGATGGTAAGGTAAAAATATGATATGGTTTAGTTTAGCTAAGATGGCTATGAAAACAGGTGCAGAGGTTTATAAAAACAAACAAGAGTCTAAACAATTACAAAGTTTAGCAGAAAGGAACTATAGTGAGAGAATGGCTAAAGGCGAAGTGGATTTTAAAGTTAAAACTTTGGATGCACAATCTGGTTCAATTAAAGATGAAATTGTTTTATTCATTGTTATACTACCTATACTTGTTATATCTTATTCTGTATTCTCTGGTTCTCCAGATGCTAAAGAAAAATTAGATTTATTCTTTCAATACTTTAACAATCTTCCTGATTGGTATGTTTGGTTAACAGTTGGAATTTTTGGTAGCATCTATGGTTTAAAACCTGGATTGGATTTATTTAAGAAGAAGTAATGAAGGTTGTTGTTCTGATTATGCTGATGTGTAGCACTACACCAGGTAATGAATGCAAAGCAATTCCAACACCTATAGTACAATTTAACAGTATGTATGATTGCACAGTTTTTGGATATAAATATTCAGAAGAAGTTATATCTAGTTTAACTCCAGAATTTGTAAATAAATATGGAGCTTACACTAGGTTTATGTGTGAAAAAAGGCAGGTAATATAATGGTCTATTGTGTCTTATGGCGAAAAGGTAATCTATATCAGATGTTTACTAATGTTATCTTTCCTACTGAGGAAGAAGCTGCATCATTTGCTAAACGATCTAAGCTAAAAAAAAAGCATGATTGTAAAATTGTAAAATATGATTATAAATATTTTGAAGGTGTTGAAACAATAGAAGAATAATATGGCAATAAACAAAGCAAAAATGAAATGTAATAGTCCTAAACGACAAGTTCAGGGTGGTAAAAAGTTTGTTGTTAAAGCCTGTAAAGGTGGCATAGAAAAGATTATTAGATATGGGGATGCCAATATGACTATTAAAAAGTCTAACCCTGCTAGACGAAAGAGTTTCAGAGCTAGACATAAATGTGCTACTGCTAAAGATGTATTTTCTGCAAGGTATTGGTCTTGTAAGAAATGGTAAAAAAATTGTTGATAAAAACAATAGTTAAGTTAAGAATGTTTTATGCTGACATTAGAGGTCATCATGGCAAAAGATGGAATTACGAACCATCAGAACATTATATGCGTAAAAAAAAATAACAATAGGAGATAACTATGTATATGAAGAAAAAGAAAACTAAAAAAAAGAGTAAGAAAAAAAACAAAAAGAAGAAATACTAATGAAAAAAGGTTATCACAAAACTAAAGATGGTCGTACAGTTAAAAAAGGATTGTACTATTACATGAATAAGAAAAAAAAATCTGGGAAAAGTAAACCAGGTAAAGGTACTGTTTCTGATAAGGCTTTAAGAAAAGCTAAAAGAACTGCTAAAAAATAATTGTTATTTGGTGTGGTTGCTAGACAACTGGGTATGATGGTGGGGTAACAAAATTCATATGGCTAAAAAAACTTGGGTAAGAGTAGAAAAAATAGCTGATGTGGGTAAGTGTAGATACTGCCATAAAGATATGATTTCTACTGATTCCTTTGTAGCTTTTGCTAATCACACTAAAGCTCATTATTTATGTATGAAGAAAGCAGACGAAGATAAGACTTTTGAAAATGAGTCTAAGTTTGATTGGTAATTAATAACCCCAAAATTTCTTAGCATTATTTAAATAATCTTCATTAGCATCACTATTCCAAAACATATGTGTAAAGTCTGGTTGAATGTAATCTTTAAGAACATGAGGATCATTACTAATCTTCATTAAGTTTTGTCTTACTTTAGCTCTTTGTATTATTCTAGGTATTCTTTTCTTAATATTTTCTGGTTTAAGTTCATCACAATTACCTGCATGATAAACTCTAAACTCTTTCTCATTTACATAACAAAGATAAACTGGCACTTCAAATACTGACCAATAAAAATCTACTTGCAGCAGATTATATGGTGAAGGTTTATCAGGTAGCTTACCAGGAAACCAAGACCTAGTTCCATCTTTCTTAACCATTCCCCTTCTAGGCATTTTACATTTATCTTCAATGATAACTTTATCCCCTTTTAAATCTATGTAACCATGAACAGGAATATTGATACCATCAAACCATTTAAATGCTTCTATCTCTGGCTTACAAGATTCATAACCTGGTATTGTTTGATGTGCTTTATGACAGTTAGCAATCATAGCTGGTACTATACTTTTATAATGACTTAACTTTTCTTGGTCATCAGGTGTAAGTGCAACTAACTTATCTAACTTATCTTTTACAGGAACAAACATTATTTACCTTCTTCCATTTTTTGTAATTGCATTTCAATAGCTTCATTAAACTCATTAGCTATTACATTGGGTTGTTGATATTCTTCCAAGAAATAACTTAATGGTTTTTTTAAAAATTTACTTATCTTAATTAAATTAATTATAGGTATTCGGTTCTCACCTTTTTCATACTTACCTATTTGCTGAAATGTAGATTTAAGAGCTTCTGCAACTTTAGTCTGAGTTACAATAGTTTCTTTACCAGTAAACTCATTAACTTTACTTTTTCTAGCTGCTCTTATTTTTTTACCTAAATCAATATAGAATTGATTATCTTCCTTAAAGTTTTTCTTACTTTTATTTGATAGTTTCATTTTCTTTCTTTCCTTTCCCTTTTTTTTAGCGACAAGTAGCCTAGAGTTTTTTACAACTTTTAATATATTAAGAACTAGATTTCTAATTCTTTATATTTAACAACAGCATCAGAGTTTTGATTGGCAACAATTCTTCTTACCAATTGTTTATACTCTAAATAGTTATTATAAGTATGCACACACATTCTGCTATCTACTGATCTCATTATATTCTTATGTAGATCATTCAGCTTCTGGTACAATCTTATCGTACTGTTCAGACTCATTGTCATGCTCCTCACCAACCATTTTAACATTTGCCTTAATAAATCTGTTGTCGGTGATATTTATTTTTGCAGATTCACCAGGCATCTTTTGATTATGTGCTTTTTGTGTAGCTTCTTCTACAGTTGCACCATCAAAAATTTCTTCAAAATTAGCTGCTAATTCTAAACTTGATGTCTTTAAAACTTTAACCATTTAAAATTACATTTCTGCTATAACCAGAGTAATCTCTTTTAAGATCATTTCTTTGTTCTAGCTTTTCAATTAGAACACTAACTGAATTTTTACTCTTATAACCCATCTCATTAGCCATTTCTAAAAATGTTGGCATGTATCCATGTTTTGTACTATAATTTTTTAAGTATTGCAATAGCTTGAGCATTTTGGGTGTCATTGGTCGTTTACCTCTTTGTTTTGTTTTCATCTATGACTAACCTCCTTAATAATTCTGTGTAGCCATTGATGTCGTCAAAGCTATCTTTTTTATAATTTTCTGATTGCATAACTCTCCAACATTTAAGAAAAATCATAAATAAACCAAAGAATTTAAGGGGTATTTTAACATCTTGGTTGTTATGAATTGATAAATATTTTTCCATAATTCCTACCATTACATAAGAGGTATGGTCAAAGTGTCCATAATCATTTTGTTTTTGTTTTAATAATCTCTCTATCTCACTTATAAATTTTACATTATCTGACATAATTTCCTTTACTATCTTTGCACCAATGAGCTGCTACTTGTTTGCCTTTATATCTAACCCCTATTGGTAAATAATCTATTGTTGTAACTTTTTCTAATCTAGTTTGGCAATCTGTAGAGAAACTATCAAAAGGAATTTTAATCTTTTCAATAGTTCCATCTACAAAAAACATAAATAAAAAAACTACTTTCAATTAGAAAGGAATTTCTTTGCTTTGAGGTTTAGCTTGTTTAGGTCTAGGTTCATTCTTATAACCAGATAAAATATTACCTGA